TCCCAGGGGAGATCACGGCGGGAACAGATGAAACCCGCAGGGAGAAGGTCGATCTGGGCGAACCTGGCCTGATCCTTCCAAGGCTGGAAACGCCGGTTGGCGATGGTGATTCCTACGGGCTCGAGGTCGCGGCCATGGCCAAGGATCTGCTGCGCGTGGAGCTCATGCCCTGGCAGGTTCATGCCCTGTCCGGCCAGCTCGAGCATGATGAGGACGGGAACCTTGTGCGCCGGCGGTCCCTGGTATCGGTTGCTCGCCAGAACGGCAAGACCACCGCGCTAAAGGCGCTCATCCTGTGGGCGTTGCTAAAGGAGCCGGAACGGCGTGGGGAATCCATCCTTGTGATCTCCACTGCGCACCAGCTGGACCTCGCCACCGAAATCTTCGAGGCGCTGGCTCCCATGCTGAAGGAGGAGTACGGCGCGAAGGTCAAGTGGAGCTACGGCCGCAATGAGGCCACGCTGCCCGATGGCACCAGGTGGTTGGTGCAGGCCGCGACGCCCAGGGCGTTCCACGGATTCAGCCCGACGTACATCATCGCGGATGAGGTCTGGAACATCAGCCGGGACGTGCTGCTCAACGGTGCCCTGCCGTCCCAGCGCGTGATGAATAGCCCGCTGCTTTCATGCTGGTCCACGGCCGGCACCGAATCCAGCCAGGCAATGCTGCAGATGCGGGAGGAAGGTTTGCGCGCAATCGATGAGGGCAGGGACACCAAGCTCTACTTCGCCGAGTGGTCCGTCCCGCCTGGGGTCGATCCGATGACCGCATCCGACACATGGCCGCTGGCCAATCCCGCCATCGGTTACACGTTGGACCCGGAGGTCCTGCAGGACGAATCGGAGCAGGTGGACAAGGCTGCCTTCCTCCGGGCATCGCTCAACATATGGATCAGCTCTGACCGCTCATGGCTCGACCCCGGTGTGTTCGACGCTCTGAAGGTCGATGCCATCCCGGCCGGCGGGGTGCTGGCGGTCGATTCATCGATTGACGAGTCCAGCTATTGCGGAATCCGGGCCCAGCTGATGCCCGATGGTGAGATCGGTGTCACCGTGGCCTTCCTAGCGGATTCCCTTGCTAGCTGCTGGGAGCAGGTGACAGCGGCTGCCACCGACTGCGACAAGGTGGCGCTGACGCCCTCCCTGTTCGAGCTCGCGCCGGCGGCGCTGGAAAGAAAGAAGGTGCAGGTGGGTTACGGCGAGCTCGCAACCCATACCGCGACGATCCGGCAGTTGATCCACGAAGGGCGCGTGGTCCACACCGGCGAGCAGATGCTGGCCGAGCACGTCGATCGAGCGGTGGGGGTCAAGACCCAGCGGGGCTATGCCCTATCGTCGCAGAAGAGCGCGGGCCCGATCACCCTGGCACGTTGCATGGTATTCGCATCTGCCATGATCGCCCGGCCAAGCTCGAAGGCCAAGCCTGCCATCGCATTCGGCCGGTAGCCTGCTCGCGGCCGCGCCGTTGGCTCCCCTGGCGGCGCGGCCACTATTGCATCGGTTTATCTCTCTGCCTCTAGGGTATTGACAGGGCTTATGGCACGCGGGATAGTCCCGTCATGCCGATCTTCCCATTGAAGGAAAAGGCGACCCCCGCGATTGGTTCTGCGCCCATCGCGGCAGCGGCCGGGGCTCCGCAGGGTCAATCCTTCATCAGCTATTCCGTGGGGGCAGCTGAGGAAGCGGCATTGAGCGTGCCCACGGTGGCAAGAGCCATCTCCCTGCTCTCCACCGTGGCCGCCACGCTCAACTTCAAGAGCTACACGCTGCAGTGGACTGGGCAGCAGTACGAGAAGCTGTACGTCGAGGGCGAATCGTGGATGAGCCGTCCGGACCCCAGGACGACACGCAACTTCGTGATGGCAAAGACCGCGCGCGACCTTATCCTGTACGGACGCGCTTTCTGGTACATCACTGGCCGCTACAGCACTGGCTACCCCGCGACGTTCCAGTGGCTGCCGGCGAACATGGTCGATACCCCGAACAACGCCCCGCCTGAGTGGTACGGGCCAGCCGACAAGATCAACTTCAACGGGCAGGAGATCGACCCCAAGCAGACGGTCCAGTTCCTGTCCGGATCGCAGGGGATCATCTACCAGGGCGCGCGCGCAATCCAGATTGCACTGCGGCTGGACCAGTCTGCCGAGCGTTTCGCCACGAACGAAATCGCCGCCGGCTACCTGCAGCAGAAGGGCGGAGAGCCCATGAGCGCCGAGGAGCTCGCCGAGATGGCTGCCGCCTGGGCGTCAAACCGGCGCACCAATGCCATCGGCGCACTGAATGAGCTGGTGAGCTTCGAATCGTTCGACGTTGATCCGTCGAAGCTGCAGCTGGTCGAGGGCCGGGAGTACCAGACGAAGGAGCTCTCGCGGCTGATGGACATTCCGGCCTACCTGCTGGCGATCGACCAGTCCGGCATGACGTACGCCAACGCGCAGCAAGCCCGGCAGGACCTGATCCTGTTCGGGGCCCGGCCGATCCTCCACGCACTGCAGGAGCGGCTGAGCATGAACGACATCCTCCCGAACGGGCGTCACGTCGAGTTCGCCCTGGACGAATACCTCAACGAGTTCCAGCCAACCATGCCGGAGCGGGCCCAGCCCCCGGCACGCGACCCGGAGGGCGCGCAGTCGTGATCCGATTCGAGGCAGACGCCAACCTCATCACCGCCCAGGCGGCAGATGAGAACCAGCCCGCGCGCATCGCGGGCATCGCCGTGCCGTGGGATGTGACCGCCAGCGTGTCCGGCGGGCAGCTGGTGAGGTTCGCGCGCGGCGCGTTCGACACCGCCCAGAAGCCGGCCAAGCTCATCGAGAACCACGACCTGACGCAGCTGCGCGGGGTGGTGGACACGCTCATCGACAGTGATGATGGGCTGGAGTTCGAGGCCACGCTGGCCGACACCATCGCGGCCCGCGACGCCGTGGCGCTGCTGAAGGCCGGGGCATACGACTCAGTGAGCGTGGGCGCGCAGCCCATCGAGTTCACGACGGATTCGGAAGGCGTCATGGAGGTCACTGCGGCCAAGCTCATCGAGCTCAGCCTGGTGGCCGTTCCCGCGTATTCCGAAGCGGTCGTCACCAAGGTGGCGGCTGAGAGCAGTGAGCAGGACCAGTCAATCGAGCACGAAACGGAGCTGAAGGAAATGTCCGACGCCGAGATCGCGGCCGAGCCCATCGAGGCCGAGGCCACCACCATCATCCCGACTCCGGCCGTGTACGCGGCCAAGCCTGAGCTGCCGACGCCGCTGGAGTACCTCAGCGGGCTCATCAAGGGCGGCGCTGAGATGCAGAAGGTCATGGAGGCCGTGCGCGCTGCGGCTCCCGAGGTGTCCACCACGGACACGCCGGGCATCCTGCCCGAGCCCATCGTGGGTCCGGTCTACAACAGCTACATCGGCAACCGGCCGGTGGTGGACGCCATTGGTGTCCGCGCCATGCCCGGCGGCGGCAAGGTGTTCATCCGGCCCGAGGTCACCACGCACACCAGCATGGCTGTCCAGTCGGCCGAGTTCGACACCCTGCAGTCGGGCACGTTCGTCGTGAGCGAGAACCAGGTGACCAAGGCCACCTACGGCGGGTACGTGAAGATCAGCGAGCAGGACTTGGACTGGTCTGACCCGGCTGTCCTGTCGCTGATCCTCGACGACATGGGCCGCATCTACGCCAACACCACCGACAACGTGGCGGCGGACAATCTGGTCAGCGGCGCGACCACCACCCTCAACTTCACCGATGCCAACATCGCGGACCCGACCGAGTGGGTCAACTGGATGTACTCGGCGGCGGAGGACATTCTGGGCAACAGCAACGGCAACTTGCCGACCCACCTGTTCCTGTCCACCGATATCTGGACCGCGCTGGGCAAGCTGGAGGACAGCCAGGGCCGGCCGCTCTTCCCGCAGGTGGGCCCGATGAACGCATACGGGCAGATGTACCCCGGAGCCACCGACGCCGTGGCGTTCGGGCTGCGCGTGATCGTGGACCGCAACTTCGCGGCCGACACCATGATCATCGGCGACCCCAGCGGCTACGAAATCTTCGAGCAGCAGAAGGGTGCCCTGACCGTGGACAACCCGTCCGAGCTGTCCCGCACGCTCGCATGGCGCGGCTACTTCGCCACGCTCATGATCGAGCCGGGCAAGTTCATCAAGGCCGCGTTCGTCTAGGCATCACTGACCTGACCGTCTGCCCATGGCCACCTTTGCAATCACACACCTGCAGCGCGCCGACGACTACCTGGTCGTCCAGACGCTCGAGGGCACGGAGATTGGCACCGGGCAGACGGTCGTGGTCAGCGGCGCTGAGGAGATCAGCGGCGGCAACGGTAACGGCGAGCAGCATCAGCACGGCCAGCTGAGCGACGTGAACGGCACCTACGTCGTGCAGGACGTTCCCACGCTGCTGTTCCTGGGCGTGGCTGACGATGGCGACTTCCTGTTCGACAGGACCCAGATCATCACCAACCAGCTGATCGTGTACGCGCCGGGGGACGACTTCGCGCGCGGTCCGGTGATCCCCCAAGGCACGCTGACCTGGACGCCGCAGCCGTCGTGGATCGACGCCGATGATGTGGCCGACTGGCTGGGCATTGCCGCAGCCACGGCCAATGACACGGCGTTCATCACCCTTGCGGCCAGTGCGGCCAACCAGTACGCATACCGCCGCCGGCGCGAGGCAGGGTACTTCGACTCCCTGACCGTGGTGCCTGGCAACGATGTGAAGCTGGGCACAATCATGTATGCCGGCACCCTGTACCGGGAGCGCGGCAGCGTCGATTCCTTCGCATCATTCGAGGACATGGGCACGCCGGTTCCGTTCGGTTCCAACGGCCAGATCAACAGGCTGCTGGGCGTCAACCGTTCGCAGGTCGCATGAGCGCCACCGGAATCTTCGCCGAGGCGCAGGCCACCTTGGTGGCGTCCCTTGAGGCCCTAGGGCTTGCCGTGGTCACTGACCCGCGCAACGCACGACCCATCAGCGTGCTGGTCGAGCCCCCGACGTTCACCACGTTCAACAGCAACATTGCGGAGATCGAGTTCGGCGTGAAGGTGCTGGCGGCTCCCCCAGGGAACAGGGACGCCACTGACTTCCTCATCACGACGGCCGACGCCATCATGGATTCGCCGATCTCCCTGATCCGGGGCATCCCCGGAATCCTGCTCATCAGCGGGCAGGACGTTCCCACCTATGACCTGACCGTCCGCGTATCAACGCAAAGGAGTACGTGAATCATGGCCGCGACCACCTACCTCTCGCAGCCGGGGGTTCTGACCGTCAACGCCGTGGACCTGACGGACCAGGCGTCCAGCGTGTCGCTCACCCTGGGCTACAACAGCCTGACCAAGACCGCGTTCGGCGACACCGGCGAGCTTATGACC